AACCTATAAAGTTATTGTCAACCAAATAAACAGGTATTTTAACTGATCTTTTATACAGTAGTTTCAGAGGCGATCATGATTTGTGGGCGCCTCGTAATATCAACCGCATCACCTATCTTTGGACGGTGAGAAAATGAACGCAAAACAAAAAATGTTCTGCCGTGAGTACCTGATTGATCTCAACGCATCGCAGGCCGCTATCCGTGCGGGTTACAGCGCTAAAAACGCAGATGTAACAGGATCGAGACTGTTGGTAAATGTTGGTATTGCGAAATTCATCCAACAGCTAATGACTCAGCGTGCAGAAAAGGTCGGGGTCACAGCTCAATCAGTGATCCAAGAGATCGCGAAAATGGCGTTTGCCAACATGGCTGACTACATCAGAGTAGATGGCGATTCGATCAGGCCGGATATGAGCCGCGTTACCCGTGACCAGTTTGCAGCGGTGCAGGAATTTACCGTAGACATTCGCAGGGAGAAGGGCGAGGCCGGCACGGTTGGCGATGAGATCGAGAAGCTGCGATTCAAAATTGCTGACAAGCGGGCCAACCTTGAACTGCTCGGTCGGCACCTCAAACTGTTCACCGATCAGCTCAATCTGGGCGGCCAGAGCGGTAACCCGCTGCAACTGGTTAGCGCCGAGATGCCCGATGATGTGGCCGCCGCACTGTACAAAGAACTGCTCAAAAAAACCTGAGTGGATCACATTGAGAGCCACTACGCTACGATATTTGCCGGGCGGGCGAAGATGCTCGCGCATATACGCAGTGATCCACGCTACCTCGTAGCCGCTAAAAAGCACTACAAAGCGGCCCCTTGGGATATGGTTCGCGACTGGGGCATGACTTTTGATCCGCGCAAGTTGGAAAAGGGTGAGCTGTCAAACATCCCGTTTATTCCCTGGCCTCGGCAGGTTGAGTACATGCGCTGGGTGATCAGCCGCTGGCAGGGCGGTCAGCGCGGTCTGGTGGAGAAATCCCGTGATTGCGGCGTGACCTGGCTATCGGTGGGTTTATCGGTCTCGCTGTGGTGTCTGCACGACGGCATTGCCATCGGCTTCGGCTCACGAAAAGAGAGCCTGGTGGATAAACTCGGTGATCCAGACAGCATTTTTGAGAAAATTCGCCATTATGTGAGCAATCTGCCCGAGGAATTTCATCCAGCGGGCTACAACCACAAAGAACACGCATCCTACATGCGCCTGCTCAGCCCCGAGACTGGTTCGAGCATCACGGGTGAGGCTGGCGACAACATTGGGCGAGGCGGTCGAAAATCTATCTTCTTCGTGGATGAGGCGGCTTTTATTGAGCATCAAGAGATTGTCGATGCGGCTCTGTCACAAACCACTAACTGCCAAATTGACATCTCGACTTTTAACGGCAATGGCAACCTGTTTTTCCGGAAGCAACAGCGCTTCTTCGGCACTGATAGACACTTTATTTTCGATTGGCGCGATGACCCACGCAAAGACGAGGCCTGGTACCAGCGTCAGCAGGACGAGCAGCCGGAGGAAATTGTGGCCCAGGAGATAGACCGGGATCCCAACGCCTCCAACACCGATAGCTTTATCCCGGCGCGCTGGGTGGCCGCGAGCATCGATGCCCATCTGGTTCTTGGTATTGAGATCAGCGGCATACGCACAACTGGTTTTGATCCAGCGGATACCGGGGACGCTCGGGCTATTGCGAATGTTTACGGCATTGTCGTTACTGAGTGCGACGAGATGACTGCAGGGGACATCAACACCGCTCTGCCTTGGTCGTATGAAGCGGCCGATACGCACCGGTCGGACCTTTTTATCTATGACGCTGATGGCATGGGCGGTCCGGTGATCAAGGTCGATATGGAGAGGCGCAGTGCGCAGCGATTTAAGCTGGTCGCTTACTATGGCTCCGGGGCGGTGCGCAACAAAGACCGGCTCTCGGATCCACGCGATCACAAGTCAAAAAAGAACGGCGACCGGTACGCCAATTTCAAAAGCCAAAGCTGGAGCTGGGTGCGCGAGCGCTTTCGCTTGACCTATATCGCTGTCACTCGCGTCAAAGCAGGCCTGGCCGTCACGGTGAACCCGGATGATCTGATCAGTCTGTCAAGTGAGTGTAAAAAGCTGCGCGAGGTTCAGGGCGAGCTTAGCCGGCCCAAGCGAATACTTAACGGGGCCGGAAAGATTCAGGTGGAGAGTAAAAAAGATATGCGCACCCGCAACGTACAGAGCCCTAACCTGGCCGAGGCGCTGGTGATGGCGTTCAGCGAGCGCACACTGCCGGATAGAAACCCGAAAAACTCCCATGAGCCCGAATATCCATTGTAATGAGGATCCGTCATGCCCAACTTTGCTTCGGTCGATAACTCGACTATCTACACCGCGACAACAACGGGGATAAAAGCCAACACCCACGGGGTGCACTTTTTCTCGTATGTGGCTGCAGTCGCCGGCACCGCCTCGATTGATCTACTTATTGGCGGCACCTATTTCCCGATGCTCTCCGTGAGCGCGGCATCGCACCAGAAAATCACTATCCCGCCAAACACCACGTACCGGGTCACTATCACCGGGGGCACCTCTCCTCAAGTGCGGCTCACTGAACTGCCCTGGCTAAGCGCATGAGCCTGATCACGTTCAGCTCAAGCGATGATGCGGTCCGCGCTGTTGAGGCGGACCGGCTGTGCCGAAAGATTGGCTCGGTGCTGCAGCGGAGCTACCCGAACCGGCGCTGGCGCGTGGATGTCTCGCTGGTGGGCGGCGTGGCAAGGATTCTGTGCCCATCTATCAGTGAGCGTCACGGCTATACGATTCATATACACAACAAAACCGTTGATCAAATTGAGACGGCGACCAGGCAGGCGGGCGGGCAGATTCTGGAGATGTTCAGACTCAGCCGAGAGCGCGGCGCACAGGGCGGCGAGGAGCGGTTGATCCGCGACCCTCGCGGTGAAGTCTTACAGGCATTAACGGGGATCTGATGGCAGCAACCACACACGAAGATACAGCAGTGCTGGAGGCCACCGCGGGCAACCGTGTGACCGAGGCGCTGATGTCGCCCGAGTCAGCGATCTGGCTGCAGCGGGCAAAAACGCTCTATCAGGACTCGACCGACTACTACAAGGCCAGCCTGTTCCCGAGCTGGTCGCAGTCCATTGCTCATTTCAAATCAGAGCACCCGGATGGCAGCAAGTACAGCCAGGATGCCTACGCGCATCGCAGTAAAGTATTTCGGCCAAAACCACGGGCCGCCACCCGCACCCTTGAGGCCACCGCAGCGGCGGCGCTCTTTACCCATAACGGGCTGATTGACATCTCCCCGGTAGATGAGAACAACAAGCTGCAGGCCGATGCAGCGAAATTACACCAGGCCATGCTTCAGCACCGTCTTGAAGTGACGATCCCCTGGTTTTTAACCGTGATCGGCGCATACCAGGACACAAACGTGCAGGGTGTGTGCATTAGCCGCCAGCAGTGGCGCTATGATGCCACCGAAAAAGTCTCGATCGTACCTGCGATGGACGAGGCAGGCAATCCGATGACAGACGAGGATGGCACGCTGCTCGGCTATGAGACCAAAGAGCTCACCGTGCGCGCGGATCACCCGGAGATAATTCACATTGCCCCTGAGAATTTTCGCTTCGACCCGGCTTGCGACTGGCGCCGGCCGCGTGAGACCAGCCCGTATTTGATTGAGGTGGTCCCGATGCACATTGGCAAAGTCGTTGCGATGAGCAAAAGTCAGGGCTGGATCGAGTACACCTCAGCGCAGCTACTCGCTCACGGGCGCACACTGGATGAATCGGACTCGGTTCGCCGGACTCGGGAGAGCGGGCAGGCGGACTCCAAAGAGGTCAGTCACACAAACGAGTACGCGGTGATCGACCTGCACTTTAACGTCATCGAGGACGATGATGGCGAGGATTGGGCTTTTTGGGTAGTGGGCGACCTGCTGCTCTCCGAGCCGGTGCCGCTGGCTGAGTACAACCCGCTCAAGCGCGAGATGTACGCGATTGGGATCAGCGTGATCGAGTCGCACAAAGCGCACCCGTCGAGCATGCTCCAGCTGGCCGCGCCGCTGACCGAGATGAATAACGACATTACCAACCAGCGCATGGACAACGTGCGCCTGGTGCTCAACAAGCGCTACAAGATACGCCGAGGCGCGGATGTAGATATTGCCGCCCTGATGCGCAACGCCCCTGGTGGGGCGGTGGTCATGGATGACATTGAACGAGACCTGGGCGTGATTGATACCCCGGATATTACCAGCGCCAGCTACGCCGAGCAGGACCGCGCCTCGATTGAGATTGATGAGATCCTGGGCACGTTCAGCCAGTCGAGCGTACAGTCCAACCGCAAGCTCAATGAGACCGTCGGCGGCATGAACCTGATGGCATCGGGTGCAAACTCGGTGCAGGAGCTCGGGCTGCGGGCCTTTATAGAGACATGGGTAGAGCCGGTGCTGCGTGCGCTGATTAAACTCGAAGCGCTCTACGAGACTGATGAGACGATTCTGGCGCTGGCCGCCGGCAAGGCAGAGATCACCGGCCAGATTGATGACGCTCTGCTGATGCAGGATCTGGTGGTCAAAGTCAACGTCGGGATGGGCAACACTGACCCGGAGCAGAAACTCAACCGATTCATGCGCCCGCTTGCTTTTGCCAAAGACATGCCTGAGTTCATGGCCAAAATGGATTTTCTGGAGATCGGCAAAGAGATCTACGCGCTGGCCGGACAGGGCGATGGCTCACGCTTCATGCTCACGCCGGAGAAAGAGGCCGAGATGGCCAAGCAGCAGCAGGGCAAGACGGATCCACGGGTCGAGGTTGAGACCATGCGCTCGCAGCTGCGCCAGATGGAGATGGAGATACGCCAAATGGAAGCGGAGCAGGACGGCATTTTGCGCCAGATGAAGATTGAGTCTGATAAAGAAGTCGCAATGGCGCGCATTGCTGCCGAGCAGAACATCAAGATGACCGAACTGTATGAAAAGCTCGGCATGGAGCGCGAGGGTATGCAGCTCAAAGCCCAGCTTGAGCAGTCGCGCACACAGGCCCAGCGTGATATTGCTGCGCTGCGCGCCAAGTACGACAACATTAAAGCAACGCTGCAGGCCAGGAATATGGCCTCCGGGTTTGACACTTTTTAACCTGAGCGTATACTACCTTTTTGAATCAATTAGGTGGCAAGCATGGCCGAACTAATGCTCAGGGGACAGCTCACAGTGCCTGACACAAGCAAAACCAAAGCAGTCAGAAAAAGAGCTGATGAAATTATCGGTATGGCAAAGGAACACCCTTCCCAATAAACCCGCTTCGGCGGGTTTTTTTATGAGAATTTTTTATGACCCCCGAGCAGATCAAAGCACTGGAGCAGGATGACCTGACTCCCCACTTCCTCAACGCCCAGGAGGAGGTGCTCTTTGCCGAGGCGATGCTCGGCCAGCAGGCCATCGATTTCCTGAACAGCGATCTGGGGCGGGTGCTGCGCGGCTACGCGATGCAGGAGGTGCAGGAGTGCAAAGACAAACTTCTCAAAACCCCGGTGTGGCGCTGGCGAAAAATTATCAAGCTGCAGCACAGAGCTGCGGTGGCGCAGCAGTTTGTGCGCTTTGTGCAAGAGGCGCTGCTGCGCGGTCGTGTGGCGGAGCGAAACCTGGAATCAATGAGGATTAACTGATGGGTAAGAAAAACGGAGCTATCGTTATAGACGACGTTTCGGCAGATGAGATCACTGCCGGTGAGATCGATGAGTCGGCAGATGAGGGGTACGGTGATACCCGCGAGATGCTGCCGCGCGACAAAGCGCTGGCGGCCATTGCGCTCGAGGCGGAGCGCCACAACGGCATTGATCGCGATCAGATCGAGGATATTGAGCCTCTCGAGCAGAGCACCCCTCAACTAACGAGGACGGGGCCAGCAGACCCGCTGGCAGATCTGGGCTTTTACCGCAACGCGGCCGATACCCTGGTCACCAAAATCAAAGTCAACGGCGAGGAGCGCGAGATCACCGCTGAGCAGTACAAAAATTATATACAGAAAGAATTGGCCGGAGACCTGAAATTACAACAGGCCTCGGAGCGCGAAAGAGGCCTTACGCAGCGCGAACAGCAGCTGGCGCAGGCTGAACAGAAACTGCGGCAAAACATGACTCAGACGGTAAAGCCATCCGAACAGGACGCTGCCAAAACCCGTCAGAGAATCAAAGCCGCGCTGGAGAATGTGTACGACGGGGACCTTGATGGGGCGACTGAATCGCTGATGACGGTAGTGATGGAGCGCGGTAACGCCACTCTGACATCCGCGCAGCTGCAGCCGCTGATTGAGCAGACCGTTGCGGACACGGCAAAACGACAAGAAACCACCAGACAGCAAACCGAGTGGACCCGATCGGTGGATGAAGGTAACCGCAATCTGGCGGTGAACCATCCGGAGATCTACAAGGACCCCACTCTGTTCGATCTGGTAAACGGGGAGACCGTGCGCCTGTTACAGCGGCGTAATAACGGTGACCCTGAAATCATGAAACTTAATGCCAGCGAGATTATTGCCAAAGCAGCTGATGAGGTAACGCAGTGGCTCGGACAAAAACGCGGAACGGTAAAGTCTTATCAAGACAGCCGGCAGACGCGAAAAGGAACCCTCAGACCGGTCGTGACCGGGAAAGATAGAGGCGCCCAGATCCCAGCTACCCCGCAAAAGGACATGAGTCCCAACGCGGTCATCAATCGCATGGCAGCCTCGAGGGCATCATCAACTAACCGAGGTTAAAAATGAAAGCATGGACTGATACTGGCTCAGGTTACCTGGCCAACCCGACACTGAGCGATGAATTTCGCACATCCCTGCAGCCGGTCTGCAGATTCCGCCAGTTCGCTGATGTCGAGGCGGCGGTCGGTAAAAACCGAGGCGAGACCTTTAACTGGAACGTATACGGCGATACCGAGGACGAAGGTGGCCAGATCCAGGAACAAGACAAAATGCCGGAGACTGATTTTGCGATCGGCCAAGGCACGGTGACCATGAAAGAGTGGGGTATCTCCGTACCTTACTCCGGCAAACTGGAAAATCTGGCCGAGCATGATGTTCGCAAGATTATTTTCCAAAGTTTGAAAAACAACGCCAACAAGGCACTCGACAAGGGTGTGCACGCGCAGTTTAACGCCACCCTGTTGCGCTATGTGGCCACCGGCGCCACTGCCTATAACCTGGATGATGACGGCTCGGCAACGGGCAACAATGACCAGGATCTGAGCAATGGACACGTCAAGCAGATCGCTGATCTGATGCAGGAGCGCAACATTCCTGTGTTCGATGGCGAGCACTACGTCTGCCTGGCCAGACCTACCACTATGCGCCCGCTCAAGGATGATCTTGAAGCTACTCATATGTACACCAGCGAGGGCTGGAACCGCGTAATGAACGGTGAGAATGGCCGCTACGAGGGTATCCGCTTTGTGACCCAGACCAACGTGGCTACCGAGACTTGGGCCAACGCCAAGTCTGATGCGGCTTACTTCTTTGGTGAGGATACCGTGACTGAAGCGGTGTCTGTGCCTGAAGAACTGCGCGCCAAGGTGGGCGAGGACTACGGCCGCTCGAAGGGTATCGCCTGGTACGCGCTGCTTGCTTTCGGCATCACTCATGCTGATGCGACCAGTGTCGAGACCAAAAAACAGGCCCGCATCCTGAAATGGGATTCGGCAGCCTAAACATCCACTCACCCCATTAACCCAGGGGCGGATTTCGCCCCATGACGGAGTAAATGCTTATGTATAACCAACCCACCACGTCAACCTACACGTTGCGTGCGGCCACGATCTCAACAGCGGCTACGCTGCAGAGTGTTATTGGTCCACGCGGTATGCAGGGCCGTCTTGTTGGCATCGGCGCCGTTGTCACCACCAACACCACGAATGCAGCTACGCTGATTACTGTGGGCACGGCGGCTGATGGCGATAAGTTCGGCACGCTCAGCGTACCGATCGCTACAGCCGGCCCTGCGGCGGCGCACAACAACCCGACGCTGACACCGGTCGATGCCAACCTGCTCGCGGCGGATACCGCTGTGATCATCGCTACCAACGGCGGCTGCACGGCCGGGGCAGCGGATATAAGTGTGACGATCGACTGGTTCTAAGTCATCGCCATTAACCCACCGATAGATAAAAGAAGGTGATTAGTATGAAGCAAGAAAAAGGTACACACCGCACGATGGGAACCAAGGGCGGCGTTACAGCCGGTATGGAGTCCGGCGTGGCGGAAAAGATGGCGTTCAAAGCCGGTCAAGGCGTGGAGATCTGCTCAGGTACTGAGCGGCCCAAACCAGCTAGTCGCGGCAGCATCGCTGTTAAATAAACCGCTGTAACCTATGAAGCAATAAAAAGCTGCTCGGTCCGTGATGGCCGGGCAGTTTTTTTATCAGGAATCTGATCATGCGCAATAAACACGCAATTTATATCTACTCCGATGACGCGCCGCCTCCGAGCTTTGATGAAAAGATGAAAGCTGGCGCGGATGTCAATTCCGGCGTGCAAGAATCCATGCCGCTGATTGAGGCGCATGAGCGCCCCTGGGGTATGGCCACTCACTCCACAACCCGAGGAAACGATAATGCGAAAACTTGATGTTTTACAACCTCACACCAAGGTGGGCGGGCGCAACCCGTTGTTCTACCTGCAAGCCGGGCACGGTTTTGCCCGAGACGGACGCTATCTGGGGCGCTTTGATGCCCAGGGCGAGCAGATCGGCGCTGCGGCTGAGCCTTTGCTTGACGCACCAGCCCCTGACGCTCCTGTGCCGGATGCTCCCGCATCTGATGCGAGCAATGTTGCACCAGATGCCCTAGATGCATTGCCTCCTGCTGCGCCGGTGAAGTCACCTGTTGCTCCTGTGGACCAACCCCCCCCCGCGGTAATTCGCTACGCCGGCTTGGGCCAGAAAGCGCTCAAAAAGCTGGCCGAGGACCGGGGGCTGGACGTTCTGCCGCGCTCGAGCGCTGCGGATCTGATCGCGCTGCTGGAAGTCAGCGATAAATGAACCGACTTCAGCTGGTTCAGGAACTGTGCCGGCTGGCCGGAATCACTGACACCGGCGGCCCCACGACCACGCTCGAGCAGAGCGGGGACTACGCCAAAGCGGTCAACTATATCGATCGGGCGCTCCAGGAGATTTACAACCTGTATTTCGATTGGAACTTTTTGTGGTCCAGCAGCACGATTTCGACCACTGCCGATCTGGCCGTGTACGGCGGGCAGTCGAATCTGGGGATCTGGGATGCACAGCGGGTGCACTACAACAACCGCCCCTTGCCTGTGCGTGACTACCGGGACTATGTGCCTGATACCGAGCGCTCCACTGGCCCGCCGGAGTCCGTGGTCATTCGCCCGGATAATCAGCTGCTTATTGTGCCCACTCCTGATGACGCCTACACCATCACCTATGACTATTTCCGCAAGCCTCTGGCGCTGTCTGCCAACGCGGATGAGCCGCTGATCCCCGCGCAGTTTCGCATGGTGATCGTAGGGCGCGCCCTGATGCTGTACGCCAACTACGAGGGCGCCGATGAAGCCCGCACCCAGGGACAGGAGCTTTACGAGCAGTACCTGCGAGCGCTTAGCATGCACCAGACCCCACGCCGAGCACAGCTGCAGGGCCGGGCTGAGAACAGCGCAATCGTGGTGATCCCGGTATGAAGCAGATTAACGCCCGTCAGCGCCTGCCCCAGCGGCAAGTCAGCACCACGGATCTCAAAGGTGGGCTGGATCTGGCGAGCACACTGCTCAATATCCAGCCAGGGGCGGCAATCGGGCTGCAAAATTTCGAGCCCGAGCTCGAAGGCGGGTATCGGAGAATAAACGGCTTTGAGCGCACCGATGGGCGCACCTCCCCATCCGCTGCGCTGTATTACACGGTGAATGTGGCTAATGGCTCTAGCATCGCAGTGGGCGACACGCTCACCGGCGAGAGCTCAGCGGCGACCAGCATTGTGGTCATCAAGGACGGCAACACCCTTGGTGTGACCGCTCTCGCTGGCACCTACACGCTTGATGAGGCGGCCAACGGCACCACGATCGAGGTGGTGCAGCTACTCTCTGGTCAGGATGACATTTCCACCGACGGGCTGTGGCAGTACGCGGCCGAGGAGCATTACCGGGCGCTGATTGCGGCCCCTGCTGGCAATGGGGATGCGCTGTACGCCTTTGCCTACGGTGCGGATAAATACGCGCTGCGAGCCGATGGCGCCGTGGTCAAACTGTATAAATCGAGCGCCTCGGGCTGGGCGCTGGTGACCTTTTTCAAGATTCTGTTTTTTGATGCCGGAGTGCTGGCCGAGGGCGATATTGCCGAGGGCACCACTATCACCGGCGCATCGAGCGCGGCCACCGGCACGGTCAAGCGGATCATTAAAAACGACGGTGTGTACGGCGTTGATGCATCTGGCTACTTAATTGTTGATAGCGCCGACACCTTTACCGATAACGAGGCTATTCAGGTGGCGACGGTTACCAAAGTCACCGCTGATGGGGCAAGCGCTGTCATTACCCTGACCGTCGGGGAGAACGTGTTTCAGCACATCTCCCACAACTTCTACGGCTCGAGCGCCACGCGCCGGATATACGCCTGCGATGGCGTGAATCCAGCCTGGGAGTTTGATGGCGCCGTGCTGTGCCCGATCTACTTCAGCAATCGGGCCGCGACCTGGAACAAGCCGACGTTTATCTCTGCCCATCGCACTTATCTGTTTTTGCAGTTCGTCACCGGGCAGATGGCCGCGAGCGCGCCAGGGGATCCGCTGATTTTTAACGGACTGCTAGGGGCGACCGAATACGGGCTTGGAGACTCCCCAACGGGGATGATGTCGCGCTCGGGCAATGTGCTGGCGATCTACACCCGCAACCAGACCTTCGGCCTGTACGGCACCAACACCGAAGACTTTGAGCTGCGCCTGATCTCCGAGAGCTTCGGGGCGATTCCGTTGACGGTCCAGAAGATAGGCACCGTGTACGCGCTGGACTCCAAGGGCATTGCCCCTCTGGAGCGTGTGCAGTCCTACGGGGATTTTGAAAGCGCCACCGTCTCGCGCCAGGTGCGCCCGGTGATTGAGAAATACAAGGCCCGTGTGGTCGGCTCCTGCGCGGTGAAATCGCGCAATCAGTACCGCCTATTCTTTGATGATGGCGCGGCGCTGGTGATGGGGGATGATCAGTATCTGGGCGAGTCCGCGCCGGCCTTCTCTTTGCTGCAGCTGCCGGTGGTACCGAGCTTCGTGAGCACCAGCGAGGATGACAATGGCGCTGAGGTGATCCTGTTCGGGGGTGATGACGGGCTGATCTACGAGATGGAGAAGGGCTACAACTTCGATGGCGCCGAGATTGAATACTTCTGGCGCCAACCCTTTGCCCACCAAGGTGCCCCGCATACCCGCAAATCGTATCGCCGCCTGTATCTGGACCTGAACGCTGAGCGCAGCGTCTCACTGCAGGTAACAACCGAGATCGGCTTTGGTCGCCCGGAGAACGCGGCCACGTTGGAGCATAGCATCACCAGCTCGCTGCTGGGCGGGTACTGGGATATTGATAACTGGGATGAGTTCTACTGGGATGCGGCCAGTTCCAGCTCCGAGGGCGTCTCTTTAGCCGGTACAGGCACCAACATCTCCGTGCTGGTCTACGGCAACAGCAAACTGACCCGGCCATTCACCATTCAAACGATTGAGATCCACTATATGCCCAGGAGGCTGCGCCGTGAGTAGATACAGCAGAACCAATAATTTCCCGGCCGGCCAGAAGGCCCGAGGCGCGCTGGTGCAGGCCGAATTTGACAGCGTACAGGTCTGGTCGGCCGAGATGCCTGACAGCGATACGCTCTGGAGCAGCAACGCCAACTTCCTGACCGCCGGGGGCACCGGCAATGCGATCACCGCGCTGGCCCCGAACACCTGGACCAGCTACGCCAGTAAGAATGGCTACCGGCTCTCAATCAGAATAGTTGCGGATAACTCAGGCGAGGTGACGATCAATGTCGATAGCCTTGGCGCCAAGGCGTGCGTGCGCAACGATGGCGCTGTGCTGCTGGCGGCTGATCTGAAGTCTGGCGGGGTGTACGATTTCGTCTACAATGAGTCCTCCGAGCGCTTCCATGTGAACGCGATCAACGGGGTGGCCACGGCGGCCTCGGCCTCGGCCAGCGCGGCGGAAACCTCGGCCTCGGCTGCGGCTACCAGCGCCACCGGCGCCGCGAGCAGCGCCAGCACCGCGACCTCGCAGGCCTCCACATCTACGACCAAGGCAGCTGAGGCGGCAACCTCAGCCACGGCAGCTGCGGCCTCGGCCAGCGCGGCGTCAGGGGCCTCAGCCAGCGCCACCGCTTCCGCCGGATCAGCGAGCGCTGCCCAGACAAGCGCAGAGAATGCGGCCACCTCGGCGTCGGGGGCTTCAACCAGCGCCTCCACATCTACGACCAAAGCCGGCGAGGCATCAACTTCTGCGACTGCAGCTGCGACCTCGGCCACGAATGCTGCGACCAGCGCGACCAATGCCGCCACTTCTGCCAGCACCGCAACCACTCAGGCGGGCATATCTACAGGTAAAGCCACAGAAGCGCTTAGCAGTGCTAATGCCTCTGCTGCCAG